ATATTTTCAGGGTTTTATTATTTGTTCTTCAAAATCTACTTCATCCTCATCTTCCTCGCCGTCATTGATGTCGTCGAAAAAGGTGGGTTCTTCATTCAGGTGTTTGGTCTTTGTCTGCCGCGTGCGCTGCCCGTACTCAACGGAACGGCCATTGTCGGCACGTGCGGCGTCCTCGAATAGTTCGCGTATTGCTGCCGCGTCGCTGTCCTTCGCGTATTGGTCGATGATCTTGATAAAGAGTTCGTATAGCGAAGAACAGTTCATGTCCACAGCCATGTCATTCAGACGCCTGTACATTTCCGGCGCTATCAAACGAAAGCAACGTTCCAATATGTGCTGGACGTTCATGTCTTCCGACCAATTACCGAAAAACGGCTTGGTCACGTGGACTGCCCGGCACCCCTTCTTCTTCCCTTCTCCATCGAAGATGAAATAGATGGCTTCGCCGATGACGCGGTTCACACTGGGGTCGGCATGGTTCATAGCGTCCTTCCAACCCTCCATGTGCTCGAAGCAGCTCATCAGCTGCTCCATCTCGGGCGTGAGGTTGTGACGGTCATCCATGTAGCGCACAATCGCGTCGAACATCATCTGCGTGAGAGTGTAGTCCGATATGCCCTTGATGTCGGCAATGCGTTTTACATGGGCGTAGGTCACAGGACGCACCTTCGTCTGCATCATCTCGTAGCGAGAATTCTCACCAACGAGATTCCCGGCCCGCGTTGCCCGTGCTTTAGGTGATTTATGATTGTTCATGTTGAGATTTCTAAATTGAATTTTTCTATCAGCGTTTTTACTGCCGGCCCTATGCTGGGCATGATGTCGGCGAGCTTCTTCGTTGTACGGTTGCGGCTTGACTCGTTGATGAGCCGCAGAATGATGTCAGCATCGTCGCACTTCGGACCGTCGGCTTCCGTCCAATAGAGCCGCATGAGCGTGTCTCTAATATAGGCGCGGCTGTAGCCGATTCGCTCCATGATGGTCTGCCATTCCTCGCGCCCGTCCTTGTCCGGGTGGAGTGCTATCTGGCGGCGGCGCTTGATAATGGGTGCTAACCGCTCCTCTGTGAGGTTCCACTTGCCGGCGCAAGCCATCCACACATCTTTGGCGCTGTTGCCAAAGTATATCGCACAGATGAGCGCTGTCTTCTCGCTCTCAACGATATGCACTTCAGCGTTGGGATACTTGTCCAGTAAGTGCATCCCGAACAGCGTCTTGCGGCACTCCACCTTGTCTCCCTGGTATTGAGGGTATCGCGGAACGTCTCCTTCTGGCGTGTGTAATGTCTCGCGCTTCAACATCGCATCTATCCAGTCAACATTGTATCCCCTCTCCTTGCATCGGTGCCCGTCTTCGTGGTAGCGCATACAGTGGCCTGTCCGCACTCCGTCGCCCGTTTCGTCTATCTGCCAGAACACAACGAAACCCTGCTTGGTCGCGCCAACGTGGTACTCATCAATTACAGTATCCACACGCGCCGCTGCGTCTGATGACCACGGCAGGGAGCGCAGCCACCGATGGAAGGTGCTGTCGCGGCGCATCGTAAGGTCCACCATCGACTTCGGCAGGTATAGTGTAGGCAGCGGTGGCGGCGGTGTGCGACGCTCGGCTGGCTCCACGTCGATGCCGTCAGCACCATCTACCTCAATGTCGAACTTCTTCCCGAGATAGCGGATAGCGTCTGGGAAATCCACGCCCTTTGCTCGCATGACGAACTCAACGGGACCGCCCTTTGCGTCGCAGGCAAAGCACTTGAATACGTTCTTCGTTGGATATACCGAGAAATTGCCAATGTGCCTATCGTCGTGGAATGGGCACAGTCCAAGATAGCGTGCGCCCTTCTTCTTCAGCTCCACGAAGTCACTCACTACAGCCACGATGTCCGATGCCTCAATCACCTTGTCTATTGTTTGTTTGTCTATCATAGTTCTGTGCTTATAATGCGGTAGCCACTGAATGCCTTATCTATATTCCGCGTGTACGCGCGTCGCCCGTGTGGGCGTCACCCTCCAACCCCATCCTACCCCCTATAGGGGTAGGTGGGGGTTGGGGGTTACGGCCTACGGGGTGGAACTGCCCTAAAAAGGTGCTTCATTTTCGCTGGAACCGTCGAAGATGTCTTCGACCTTATCATTGGGCAATGGCTTGCTGATGCCCTTATAGTGGTATTTCTTTTTCTCGTTCTTGTAGATGATGCCGCTCTCCATAGCGACGTTGAAGAGTTCTGATATAGCCCTGTTGCTCTTTATGCCCAACGTGCGCAGGTGCCGCTCCAGCTCGGTGTACGTGGCCCCACTATTCGTCCAGGGGAATGCTTTGAAGTATTCGTCGGCCTTGCGGCGCTGGCGTTCATCTTCGTTGGTGACTTCAGGCGTGCCGAGAATGCGCGGGATGCCGAGAGCTCCAGCGGCGTCGGTGACGGTGAACTTCCAATCCTCCATGTCCTTGCCGCGGGCGTCGTTCTGCTTCACGGTGAACTCCACGACTCCCGTGGCGCTGTCCTTATGCTTGATGCTGACCAGCGTGTCGGTTATCTTGTTGCCAAGCTCTGTGCCGAGGTGCCCGCGCATCTTCGATTCATCGTCATTGCCGGGACGCGGGTTCATGTGCAACGTGTTCCATATACAGATGCCCTTCTGCTCAGCAAAGGCCATGAGCTCGCCGACCAACTGAGCGCTCTCGGCATTGTCGTTGAAGTCGCCGATGATGTCACGTATGCCATCAATGAACACCGCATCAGGCTTCAGCAACTCAATGGCTGCTTTGATGAGCCTGTAGCGCTTAGTGTAGGCGCGTTCCTTGACTTTGCCGTCGGTGTCCTTCGTGTCTGTCACACCGCGCAGCCATAGGACATTGAATCGCTCGTTCGGTATGTCCGTTTCCCATCCGCATAGCCAGTGGACGCGCCGCAGCACCTTCGCGCTGTTCAACTTCTCCATCTCGGTATCGACGTAGAGCACCGAAGGCTCGTAGTTGTCGTTCTTGTGGATTTCCCGCAGATATTCCTGCGTTCGGAGCGGCACTTGCAGGCCTGGCAGGTAGTTTCTCACGCGCTGCGTGCCTGTGCCAAGGATTGCCGCCATCAGTTGTGCCAACACGAACGTCTTGCCGTTCTTCTTCTGACCGCTCAGCGCCTGGATGCCGCCGAGGGTGGAGAATGGCACGCCCTTATATTCTAGCATGTAGTACGGTTCAGGGTAGTTCTGCCGCGCATCAAGAAGGTACGACCTCACCTCTGCCTCTTCCACCTCTTCAGGCGTTGGCAGGTTTGGTCTGTCGGCTTCCATCTGTTGTTTTATTCTCTCTTCTTCTGTCATAGTTACGTTTATATTCAGGGTGCTCAGCACGCCATCGTGCTTGATACTCTCTTATCTGGTCTTTGTGGGATTCCCTGTACCGTTTGTCGCGCATCTTCCTCCGCTCCTGCTGTATAGCCTTAAGAGCGGCGTCGTATTTGTTCTGTTTAATCATAGTGTTCCGTGGCTCCCCTCTGCGTTGTTTGTCGTGGCTTGGGAAACCTGTAATCAGGTGGGGCTTGCGCCCTCTTCACGCGCTGCTGTCAGTGCGCCTTGCGATTTCGCCGCAAGGGATAGACATCAGTGGCCGCATTAGAGCCGCGTAGCCGCCAAGTGGCCGCTACGCGATATATGTTCATCGCTCAGTCCGTTTGGGCGGTCTCCGCGCTCACCACGCTGCGCCCTACTCTCTGAGTAATGTCCTCTAATAAGTCAATGAACACTGACAATCCGATGAGTGTATGATTGCATCGGCCACCTTGCAACTATTAAGGGCGGGGCTTGTCAACCCCTGGCCTATCCCAACTGCTCATCTCTTTGTCGCCGTGGGCGGTCTCGAACCGCCTTTGAGGCCCGGCCCTTCGGGGCAATATCTTGTCATCCTTTCCCAACCGCCATCATGCGCTATCGCGCCTGTAATGAAATCGTCTGGGCTACAAGTATGCGCCTTCACCTGACATTCACAGCTTCCATTTATGGTCTGGTACGACCTCTTCATTTCTTTTCGGTTATCTCGTCGGCTCTCTCGCCTCCGTCCATCGTCCATTGTCAGTCGATTGCATCGCCGCCACCCCCCCCTGCTTGTTACCGTTCCTTCGGGTTCTCCCGAAGGCCTTATCTCGTTCCTCTCTCTTCTCCGCTCGGCCCATTAGAATGGCAAATCGTCCTCTCCTTCCGCCGCTTGCGTTTCTTCTGGCGCTGACGTGCCTTGATGTCCGCCCGCGGTGGCACTCTCACCGTTCATTACGTTCACCTGCCCTTCGGCAGTCTCAATGGTCCCCGTTGGATGTGCCTGTCTTCTGGCTGACCTATCTCTTCGGTTCTCTTCCTTCTGCTCCTCTGTGAGATCCTCGTTGATGCCGAAGGCGCGGATGCTGTTGAACCACTTTCCCTGATACTCGTGAGCGTCAATGTCAAATCGGACTTTTACCTTTTTCCCGATCAAGCTGTCGAATTTTCCTATTCGGTCCTCAAACTCGCTGTTGCTGACATCTACGGCCATCCGCTTTGGATATGTGCCTTCCTCTTCCAGGAGGTATGACGCGATGGCCCAATGTCCTCGCGCGTTGTCACCCTCGCGTTGGCTAATCTTCTTGACTAATAATCCTTGATATACCATTGTCTTATGATTTATTGTTGGTAATTCTTAATTGTTTGATGCTGCCTTCGGCGATCATCCGCTGAATCTTGTTCCTCGGGTATGTCCATCTTGTCACATGGACCACACCATTCTCATCAGTCACCTCGCCCCTTGTACGAGGCAGCAGCTTGCCATACGCCTTCATCCATCCTTCGGAGAACATCTGGAACTGCTTGATCAGCTCATCCTCGCAGAGCCATACCTCATCATTCTCATCCTTCCATTCGCGCAGACACTTCTGGAGCGTAAATCGGATGCAGCCAAGGATGGCATTGGTCAGTTCTCGTGGCAGACTGAACATGGCGCATTGGCTTAATTGTTCGCATGAATGTCCTGAGCCTCCCACACCTTCTGTGCTTCTTCGATCAGGATGCAAGCACCTCCAGCGGTGAAAACAGACCAGATGACGGCGAACAGGTTCCCCGAGAGTGTCATCTTAATCCCATAGGCGGTTAACGCGAAGCATCCGATTGCGACTGCGACCAGCGTCACCATCACAATAGCATCCATTTTCGACATGCTTCTGATTTTCTCGATTGCTTTCATTGTAAGTAGGGTTTTGAAATTAGTGAATTGCCTTAAATTTCCTTAAATTATCAGCGGCATTGCAAGAGATACGGGTAAATTGCCTTACCTTTGCGGCGTATCACTTCCTGAAGGGCGGCTTGTCCGTTCTGTTGAAAAGGTGACGCTTCACCTGACGGCCATCATTGTACCCATACTCTTGCTCGCTCGCTTGATTTCGGGTGCAAATATAGGGCAAAAGATGGAAACATCGTGTAAATCGAGTGTAAATTTAAGTTTCTTTAAGAATTAAGCGTGTAATTATGGACAAAGAAGACAGAAAATTAAGGAATGACCACTTTATCAAAGCCTTTGAGTACGTCGCTCGTGCAAAAGGGATGAATCAAACCAAACTTGCGGCCACTATCGGCAGCAAAACGGCATACATCTCAAAGTTCAAAAAATACATCAGACCCGTACCCGAAGAAACAATAGACGCCCTCATTTGTATATCTGCAACCATTGATGAGGGTTGCGGGCAAATCTATAAGCCCTATCTTTTAGGAGATAGCGACTACATGCTTCTTCGAAATGTCCCGGATGATGAAATAATTGAAGTCGAACGCCGCCGTGATAATCCAGACTATGAGGTGATGAAGAAACAGCACAACCGCAACAAAAGTGAAGAAAATATTCCATCGTGGGCCGATTCACTTATAACGCTTGTGAGTGAAAATACAAAGTCTCTTGAATCTCTGAGAAAAGAGAATGATGTACTTTTAAAAGAAGTCTCCAAACTGCGTGACATTATTCTTTCTCTTCGCTCAGACCTTCGTGTAACTCACAAGCCCGTCATCTATGACGAAAAAACATCCAATCTTCCTATTGCCGCAGAAAATATGTAAAATATGAATACTGTATTAACAATCCTTTTGCTGATTATTATTGGTGGCATAGCGTGGAAGGCATCACACGACAAAAAGACAGAACAGCATCACGTCACTAAATCCAGTCCTCAAAAGTCATACCACCCGCTGTATCTACTTCGGCTGGAAGAAGTGAAACGTCGCGCCGAAGCTCGCGGAGACATCGCGACCATCGAAGCCTGCAATAATAAAACATACACTGGGCCATTTCCAGTCATGAAGCCGGACCGCACATTTGTAGCCGAAGACTCCGCTGTCGTTGACTACAATATAGCAGGCATTAACTTCCGGCGCGGCGTAAATCGCTATGTCGGAGAACTCATGGGCTACATCGAGGCGAAGCCGAAAAACAAGTACGACCCTAACGCCATTGCTATCCGTGCCTTCGACGGCCAACACCTCGGCTATATCCCAGCAGATTATACCGATGACGTGCGCAACCTCACACGATCCGCCTGGCCCTATCCAGTCTGGTGTGAGATAGAAGAAGACTATGACGACGACGAGCGCCGCAAATACTATCGCGGTACTGTCTATCTCGAAATACCTCCAGCAAAAGACTCCAAATGTTTCCCCACCAAATCATCAACTATTTATCAGTCAAATTATTAAACAACTAAAAATAACCCCGCCGGGGTCACAAGTGGGAAATATGGAAATGCCTAAATATCTGATAGTTACGAAAGCTAAGTATTTCGGATCGGTAGAGATTTAGGGGTATTTTGGTGGATTTTTGGCCCTATTTTATGCCAAATGTTTCCCCACATTCCCGGATGGGTAAACATAACGTATGACAAGTGTAATTGTTTTCGACCATCGCGGGCGCACCGAAAAAGGTCGCCCTGGTCCGCTGGAGGTGAGGATCACCATCCAGAGAAAGGTGTATTACGTTAATACTGGTGTGCGCGTGCTGCGCAACGAATGGAAGTATGGACTGGTTGTGAACCGCCCTGACTCTGATGAATTGAACGAGCGGCTGGCTATCATCATGCGAGCTGTTGAAGAACAGGTGAATGAAAGATTAGAGCTTCAGCAGGAAATTAACGTGTTGGAAATTAGACGCGCTGTGTGGTCTGCGTCTGCGTCGGGCTCAACAGACGACTACAGCGCGCCATTCCTTGACTGGTATGAAGAACAGCTCCCTCTGCTGGGGCTGAAGCACGGCACGCTGAAACATTATAAAACTACGCTCACGCGCTTACGTGCGTGCGGAATTATCAGAAAGTGGAGCGACTGCACGGTGGCCAACGTGGAGCGCTTCGACTCGTGGCTTCACGGTCTAAAGAAGACGTTGAGCGATGCGGAAGCGAAGACGGGCATGACTGCCGCGAGGATTAGCGACAGCGGTGTGTACACGTACCACAAGAATCTCATGGCGATGTTCCGGCGTGCTGTTAAGTTCGGCAAACTGAAGCAGAGCCCATACGACAGCCTGAAGGGTGAGTTCAAGCGTGGTGTGAAGGAAAGCGTGGAGTATCTGACGGAGGAGGAGGTTGCATCTTTCATGAACCTGCACCCGATGGATGGCTCTACGATGGCCGCTGCACGCGATCTGTTCGTGTTCCAGCTCTACACCGGCCTCGCATTTAGCGATGCGCAGCGCTTCGACATTAGGAATTATAAGAAGGTGGCGGTGTCAGGGAAGCCAGGCGAATACAGATGGGTGTCGGTTGGCGAGCGCGTGAAGACCGGTGTACCATTCGTGAGCCAGTTGCTGCCGCCTGTCATTGATGTGTTGGAGCGGTATAACTGGCAGGTGCCAAAGCTACAGAACGGCGAATATAATCAATGTCTGAAGGCCTTGGGGCTTGCCGCTGGCATACAGACGAAGATGCACAGCCACTTGGCGCGGCATACCTTTGCTACGTGGATGCTTCGCAATGGTGTGAAGATAGAGAACCTGGCACGGATGTTGGGACACCGCAAGATAGAACAGACCATGCGCTATGCTAAGGTGGTGGCGCAGTCTGTGCATGATGACTTCGAGATGGTGGCAGCGCTGCTGAAATGAAAAAGGCACCCCTGGCGCTGGGTGCCTTGTGGTGCCATTGGGCGCCTTAATAGGTACTTCTGTTTCTTGCATTCTCTGCGTCCATGAGTGCCTGCAACTCTGCGCGGTCTTCATCGCTGAGGGGTAGCGTCGGCTCTTTATCCCACGGGAATGGGAGGAGGTCGGCTGGCCCATGAATGCCTGCCTCGGATAACCCTTTCCCGTTCCACGCCGCCATGATATTATAGGTGCCCCATCGCGCTGCGTTCCACATATTACGATAGCGTTTGTTGTAGCCGCGTGCGATGCGTCTTGCCTCCCAGAACGGAATGTCATACAGAAATTCACGACGCGGAATCCCAATTTCGCCCACGAAGAACTCGTAGAGGTCGTGGGCGCTTAGGCGTTTTTTGGGGTATCGTCAGTTGTCTCCTCTTCCGGCTCATCCTTTGGGAGGCGGTAGAACTCAGAGCGAAGGCCGATGATGGTACCGATGGCGGTGGCTATCTCTGTCGGTGCCGCGTTGAAAATAATGTCGTCATCGGTAATCGGGTATTCTTTGATTCCATTGGCATCGCAATACGCTGTCATTGCTGCGAGAATGGCGTATATTGACTTGCGCACGTCCGGCATGTGCTCGTTCTGGATGTCCTTGATGGATGACTTGATGAAGTCTGTGATGTCATCCTCGGCCAGAATCTTGTAGCTGATTTCGGTGGCGAAGCAGTAAGCAAGAGTGACTTGCGTGCCGCAGATGGTGATTTCTTTTGTCTTCATTTCTTTCTTCTGTTTATGGTTATAAATGACCGCCCGCGCTGCTCACCATGACAGAAGAAGTGTGAGACAGGCGAGCGGCCCTGTAGCGTGTTATACGGCTACATCATAGTTTCCGTAGCCGTTGAGTGTTGCGGTATAGTCGGCATTCTGACGGTTGGGCCCGTTGAGTGTCAACTGGGTCAGGATGACGCTGCCGCTGACGATCGTACTCGATGCCGTGCGGTTATTGGCACCGCTCACGTTCGCAATTTTCCATTTCACGGGCGTTCCTGCCTCGTAGAGTGCTTCAATGGCGGCCACGTCCTTACCTGTCACCTGAGATGTGATGGTTTCGCCGCTGCGCATGAGTGCGCTGGTGGTGATGTCGTAGCTGATGGCCGTAGGCTCTTGGATTGTCCATTCGCCTTCGGTGTCTTTGGTCGTTGCATCTTCGAGGCTGACGCTGACATGGAGCTGGAGCTGTTTCGCGGCTGCAATCGGGGCCGAAGGAGCTGCTGTGTTGTCGTTGCTGAGGAACAGACGCACGAACTGTCCCTTGGTGAACGTGTTCGTGATCTCGATGACCCCGGTCTCCTCGCTGGTGCTGTGCGCGAGAGGTCCTGTCCCGCTGAATTGGAGCGACTTTGCCGTTGTCTCACGATCGTTGAAGGTCAGGCTTAGGTCCGAGAGATAGGCCTCGCCAGTGCGCTGAATAGCTGCCCCTTGCGTTGTCTGGTTGTCAGTAGTGGCGGTCTCATCCCACATCAGCTGTACGGGCTGCATCGCTTTGATGGCCGTCAGCAGTGCGGCACAGTCTGCCGTGCTCAGTGAGTCAACGGACACATTCCATGACTTACTGGTGGTGACGGGCATTGCAGCAAGGCCCACGACATCCTTGTGGCTGCTGTCCTCCACGTTGTTCGTGAGATTCACGGTACAGCCTGTGGCCATACCAATCACGCGGAACTTGGATGCTGTGGAGTCAAAGACCAAGATGCGGAAATTCTGTCCTTTAAGTGTTCCCATATTCGTTGTGTGTTAATGATTGATGTCAATTCTGATAGTGTATGCACTGCCGTCCTGCTTGCGGGCCACTGCCCCTACGCTGTAGCGGTAGTCAGCTGGGATATTATCGACTAACTCCTCCAGCGCTTCGCGCGTTGGTGCTTCGAGGATGGCGGTTCCGTTCTTCAGCAGGTCGTCATAGATTGTGGAATTGCTGGCGGCGGAACCGTCAGCTGCACTCTCTGCCGGCTGCTGATTGCTGGTTGTATTCTCGGTGATGGAATCGCCGAGCTCAGTGTCAGGGGATTTCTTACTCATCTTCGTTCGTGTTATCTACGTCACACTGATAGCGTGCCACGTCGAAGTAGCATGGTTTCGTCCAGTCCCAGGCAACACCCTGGGTCTGTGGGAAGCCTTCATTGAGCCAAGGGATTTCCTCGCCTTGGTCGGCAAGGTTGCGGATATATGCGGCAATGGCTTTCATTGCCTTCATCACCAGCGCATCCACCTCGTTCGGGCTTTTGGCCCCGACTTCGACGCCTGCACCTACACGCCATTGGCTCGGCATCCATTCGTCGTCTTTCGTAGTCTGAGCGGGCTGCTTGCCTTCGTCCATGATAAGGATATACGGCAGCGGTGTGTTGTCCTGCTCGTCGGGCGAAACCTCAAAGCATGTGGACTTCACGCGACCGCCGACGGCTTGCATCAATTCAGCATCGGTTGTGACGGCATCGAAGAATATCTTGTCGAGTCTAAGCATGTCTATCAGTTTGACTGTTATACTTTGGTTTCAAACCTCTCCCTCTGGGAAGACCAGCGGGCGCGTGCCCTTTGCTTTTGCATCGGAGTGCCCGCTGGCGGAACTACGTCCAGAGGATAGAGAAGGATGGTTTAGCCGCCGATTTCGTTAGAAGATGCGGGCTCGATGAGCTTGATGAGCTTGAAGGCCTGAGGCTTGTTGTTGTTGTTGCCGTTGACCTTGCTTGACAGCTCAACGAGTGAGTAGTCGAGACCCATGCCGAGGGCGATGACGTTGCGGTCGAAGTTCTCCTGAGAGGTTCCGTCCACATTGAACTCGATGCCATCAGCGTACACCTGCTCGTTCAGGTAGCCGAAGTGACCGATACCGATGTAGCGGTACTGGCCGTCCTTGGTGGCGATACCGTTGGAGGCA